CGGTGACTTCGCCGATGACGTTGTCCGCCGTCGGCTGTTCCGTCGGCGAGTGGTCGTTTTTGACTATGGGGACGCCCTCGAAGAGCGACGCCGCCGGGCGCAGTACCTCGGCGCTCCATTTCGTCGGGACGCCGGACTGTCCTTTTGTGATGTCTCCTTCGCCGAGGGCGACGCCGGAGACGACAAACGGCGCGTTGTCCTCCGTATAGCCTTCGGCGAGGACGGCGACGCCGCTCTCGGTCTGGACTGTGTCTTTCGGTGTCATGTTATCACTTAGTTAACGACTGGAAGGAAGGCGCATCTACACCGTGGATGGGCGGGCAACTTGCCACGCGCTTCGTCTATCGTGAACGTCGAACCTTCGAGAGACGCACAGATTGGACAGACACGGCTATCGCCCGCCGTCTGCCATTCCGCTTTGACTCCGACTTCGTCAACGCCCATCCGCTCAAATCTATCCAACGTCCCCTCGGCGTGAGCGTTGATGATTTCGGTTCTCGCAAGAGTCGTCGCCCGCGTCTTGCCGATTTTGTCGACGCGGTCGGTGATGCGACGCGCCGCCTCTCTGGGATTGACGCCTTCGGCGAGTCCCTGCGTCAGAACGCGCGAAACCTCCTTATCGACGGCGTCGGTTATCCCTTCGAGCGCCTGGAAGTTGCGTGTATATAGGAGTTGGAGTTTGTCGCGGTGAACGGGTTTGCGGAAGACGGTTTCCAAGTCCTCCTGTGGGACTTCGACGCCTTGTTCGCGTAGGCGGGCGTCGGCGTGTTTGATTCCGCGCCCGTAGGCGGTGCGGATGAACTCGTTGTTGTCCCGTGAGATGACTTCGAGGACTTCTTCGCGCTGCGCCCGTTTCAGCCACGACCGGAACTGTTCGACTTTGTCGTCGTCCGTCTTGAACCGGAATTTGCGCCCGTCGAGTGGGTCCGCGAGGGCTTCGTTTTCGAGTCCGAAGATGTCGCGTTCACGGACGCCGTCGCGTATCTCGGTGTTGATGTCGGCGAAGCCGCCGCGGAGACGTTGGGCATACTTCCTCCTTAAGGTCCGTGTTCTTGTTGGGTCAACATCAACAGGAGCTTTCGCCAATGCTTCGCAAGATTGGTGTTTCGTCTTGCTCATCTACCAACACCTCTCCGAATAGCCGTTTTGTGAATTTCTCAATCTTGCTATGACACGACCGGCATAACGCCATGAGATTTTCTTCGTCGTGCGTGCCACCAGACCGAATAGGCACGATATGATGGACATCAAGAGCGCGCGATGATTGGCGTCTTGTGCCGCACCATTCACACTCCCGCCCGACCTTTTCTCGGTAGTCATCAGCGATGTATTCCCATCCTCTCTCGGCAAGACACCTCCGAACTCCATGATATGCCGAAGAGCCACCTTTCCATGTAGGATGGTCGGAACCTGTACGCCGTGCCGCTCTGTTAGCGAGGCCTTGTATTTGGCATTCTTCAGAACACCACTTTGTGTTTTCTTTTTTATGTAGTGGCACTTTGTATTCATCGCCGCAAACTTCGCAAACGTAGGATTCTCGGTTCCACCTTGGGTGGTCTTCCTTTGTGTGGTTTTCCGATTGCCATTCGCCCTTACACTCCGCGTCGCAAAAGTGGTGTTCGTTGATTCGGGCGCGGTATGATGTGGTTCTTTTCTCTTTACCACAGTTTTCACACTCGACGATGGGGTTTGCGAGGGTGCCGTCGTGTTTCTTTGAGTGGTGGACTTTGACGCCGATTTTGTTTTCAAATTGCTTACCACATTCCGGACATTCCTGCATATACATCTGTACGCCTTCTGTGGCATTAAACCCATCGGAACCCGACGCGGGTTAGTTATTGTGGGGTTTATCTTTATGCTGTTGGTCCGCGTCGGATCAACGTCGGCGGGGGCTTGGGCGAGGGCTTCGTCGTGGTTGTGGGCGCAGGACATGGTTTTAGTCTCCTACGGATTCGAGTGTTTGCTGTCCGACGCCGGACATGACGGGTTCGCCTTCGCCGTCGAAGTTCATCAACAGGACTTCGGTGCAGTCTTTCGGTCCCGAACCGTCGGTGTTGTCTATGTGAAACGTGCTGTCTTTCGTAGCGACGTGCCACTCGTCTCCGTAGAACGGCGGGACGGCGTCATACGACACCACCGCGCGCCCATCGGCTTCAAGGAGTGCGTCATGTAGGGCGCGGTGGTCAAAGTCTCCGGCGTTGTAGTAGTTCTCGGTACCGTCATACGGCGGGTCGCAATAAAACACGGTTTCGGGCGTGTCGTACTTTTTAACGCACGCGCGCCAGTCGAGATTCTCCAAACACGCGTATTGCATCCGCTCGGCAAACTGTCTAAGTACCTTTACCTTATTCGCGTACTTCGTCGGTTCGGAGTTATAAGTAGGTGCGTGGAATCCCACTTTTTTCGAGTAGACACCGCCGAACGACATATACCGAAGTGCGAAGAACCGACCGGCGCGCTCTATCTCGTCATCCGGTCGGTGTCCTTCGTCGTAGAACTCCGACGCCCACCTATCATATACATCCCGCGCGAACGGCACCGCCTCAAGCCACTCGACAAGTTCGTCCGGGCGTTCTCGGAGAACGCGGAAGAACTGGACGATGTCCCCGTCGCGGTCGTTGTAGACTTCGACCTTCGACGGTGGCTTTTGGAATAGCACGCCCGCCGCACCGCCGAACGGTTCAACGTAGGTGCGGTGTTCCGGTATATGCTCCAGTATCCAGTCGGCGTGACGTGCCTTAGAACCCGGATACGGGAACGGCGCGCGGTTTATGTCGGTACTCATATTTCCTCCTTAGCTGTCAGCCATCAACTCCTCAAACTGCTTTTCGACTTGTTCGTCACTTTCGTCGAGTTCCGCGAGTTCCGACATCGCCTCCTCCTGTTCGTCCTCCGGTAGTTGTAGGACGAGGTCAAACAGCGTCTCGCGGTCCATGTTTGCGACGACGCCGCTCGGGAAGACGTTTTTGAGCGCCTTCGTATATGTCTCGACCTTTTCGATGTCTTCGCTGTCCATCGAACGAATCGGACTCTCGTCGTCGTCCGGTTCTATCTTGACCTTCAAACCTGTCGAGTCAAGGTCGGGGTGACGCTCGGCGACGGTTCGCATAACCTGCGTCCACTGTCGCTCTTGGTAGCGACGTTCCTCCTTTATGGTCTTTTTATACGCCGCTTCCTGTCGTTCGGCGACGAACTGGTTTATATCCGAACCGAAGGCCACCATATACTTCGGCGTCGGTAGCGGCGACAGGATGTCTTCGACGTAATGCGCGAGTTCGTCGTTCAGGTCCGGCACCGTCGGTTCCCAGGCGTCGAGTTCGATGCTACCGTCGTGTCCGATGATGTCTCCGGGTCCGAGGTCGCCGACGTTTTCGACCCATTCGTCCTGTTCGTCGTCGCTCCACTCTTTGAGGATGTCGGGTTCGTTTGCCGACGGCGTCTCGACGACCTCGGTGTCAAACTCCGCGCTCCAGACGCCGTATGCTTTCGTCTTGATTGCGCGGGCGCGGTCGCGTTTGATGTTTTTGTATTCTTCCGCGTCGTCGGCGACGGCGGCGGTTATCGGAGTTCCGAAGACGCCGGACTCAAAGTCCTCGCTACCGCCGAGGTTCGGGTCGAGGACTTGCTTGTGTACGTCGTTCTGACTGAGCGGGATGCCGTCGGTGTCGGAGAAACGGTTTAGCCGACGCCCGATTATCGAGCGGTCGTCGAACTGGACATAGGCGGCGTTTTCGCCGCGTTTCGTCGTCTCGTCGTTGTCGACTTCGATGTTGTCGTCGTCCGGCGCGATGAGGACGTTTGAGTTCGGATAAGTGCGCGCATATATCGTCTCCGGCTGGATCATTTTGAAGCCGGTGATGGGCGAGTCGGGTTCGGTGTCGTCCTCCTTGAGTAGCTCGACGAGGACGGTGCCGCGCGCCCAACGGTTCGTAACAGTAGAGTCGAGAAGCGGCTTAAACGGCTGGTGGCGTTCGCCCGCGATGACGGCGCAGTTTTCGAGGAATCCGCCGGTCGGCGCGTCTTCGGGTGCATCCTCGCCGCCGTTGAAGTACGCCTCGGTCGCGTCGTCTTCGGCTTCGACGGACGCGCCCGGACTTGACACGTCTCCGGCGAACTTGTTGATGGACTTGCGGATAATGCCGACTTCCTCATACAGTTCGTAGAGTTCGTCGATGTCGCCGGGTGGGTCGATTTCGTCGACGTCGCCGGACTCTATGTCGATGCGTGCCGAACGTGTAACCGACTCGGCGCGTTGCCGGAGGTCGGCGAGGGCTTCGTATGCTCTTTCTCTGATAGCCATGTTATCTCATACTCCCTTTGGTGGGTCCGGTTGACGTGGAGCGACGGAGTCCCGACGAGTTCGTCCTAACGCGGGCGAGATTCCCAAGAGCGACGGCGTCGGCGAAGTCGTCGTGTCCACCCGGCGGGTGCTCAACTTTGAGCTTGCCCGTCGGCGTGAAATCATACTCAAGGGCCGTCAGTTCGTGGACGAGACGCCCGTGGTCCGGTAGCGACAGTTCCTTGTCTTCCAGGCATCGTTTAAGCGCCTGATACATCTCCTGTTTCGACTCGTTGCTGAACGCGACGGGGTTTATCTTGCCGCCTAAGTCGTGTTCCGCGAAGTCGACGACGCCGCCGCCGACGGCGTTCTCGTCGATGTTGACGCGGGCGAAGTCGTACTCCGAATCCAGGCGTTTGATGCGCCCGACGACGCCGGTCATCTTCGACGTCTCCTCGGACTCAACGCGGACGACGTCGCCCGCCTCGTCCATGACTATATAGACTGTCCTGTCGTCTCCGGCGCGGGCGACATCGACGCCGAGATACGCGGTTTCGGCGTTGAGTGCCGCGCGTTCCGCCGGATCGTCGTCGCGGACGCAGGGCATAACGGTGTCCGTCGGTAGGTATTTTTCGCCGGACTCGACGAACTCGCCGAGGATTTCTTGTTTAAACTCATCATCGGTCAACGTTTCCCGCTGTTCTTCAACAAACTCGTTTGGGACGTTCGGTGATTCCTTCGCCGACACTTGGACGACATCCCACCGCCCAGATTCGTCTAAATAAGCCTCGTCATACAAGAAACCAGAACGGCCGAACGGAGTCGAGGCGAGGGCGAGGGTGCCGTCCGTCGTCGCAAGCATAGGCAGAATGACCGAAGAGAAGATGTCATCCGGCATAAACGCCGCCTCGTCCGCGATAACCATGTCGGCACTATAACCGCGGATGTTTGCACCGTCTGTCCCGGCGGGTAGACAGATTATCCGGCTACCGTCTTCAAACTCAATCTGTGTTTGGGTTTCGCGGTCAATCTTAGGGTCAAAACCAACGATGCGGTTTGTCGCCCGGCGGATAAGGTCACGGACGCGCCGGAAAAGTTCCGAGGACTGACGTTGCGTCGGTGCAACGATTAAAACTGTGTTAGCTTCCGACGGCTGTATCGCCTTGTATATCGCATTTATCGCACACATCTCGGACTTACCGACTTGG